GGTGACAGTGGCGCAAGCGACGCCAGCGCCAATCTCCTGCCCCGTCGCGTCGGACACGTCGGCTGTGACCGTGGAAGCCCCGTAACCGGTATCGTCCACGTAGTAGACGACGTCACCCGCAGCGAGATCAAGGTTTGCCGTGCCGTCAGTGTATTTGACGTACTTGTAAACCTTGAACGCGCCATCGCGGAAACATCCGCCAATCGTGCCGGGTGTGAACTCTGCGGTTGTCGAAACCGACTCGGGATTAATGCCAGTAACCCACATGGGATCGCCCTCCGTTAAGCCAGATCATGAATGCGGCCCTGCAGGGACCGGTTCGAGCAGCAAAGAGCGCCCATCCAGTAGATCGGGACAAGAACCGCATCCTGATTGACCGGCGTCTTCTCGTCGTAATCAGTCCAACGCGCTTCGGGGTGCTCCATCAGGTACAGATATTTCGTGTTGAGGAAGTACCCGATTTCGGCGGTCGTGCCGAAATTCGTGTTGTCGTCGAAAATGGCGGACGCCGACTTGTATTTCAGGCTCTCAAACCCTGCCGAGGCCATGCCGGCGTCGGCATAACGCTGGAGATCCTGAAGCCCGCCCTCGTACACCGAGTACAGGTCGTGACTGAGGACGATCAGGTCTGGCTTGTCCGCGCCACGGGTCTGGGCAAGCCACTGCTTGTTCATGGCGACTTTGACGTTGGCGAACGCGGTCGCGTCGGTCAGGATCTCCGTGAACTTGTTCTTCCAGAACGTGTAGGTGCCAGCCACGATGCCGCCGACCGTCCCCGTGCCGTCGGCCGTAATGATGTGCTGAAGCCCGCCGATCTGGTTCGACAGGGCGCCGTCGGAGTACAGATCGACGCTCATGTTGTTAGACGCCGTGGCCATCGCCACGTCCATCCGCGCTTTCACGAGATTGATCATGGCCTGCTCCCCGCTGTTCATGCGGAGTTCGCGGCCGGATGCGGTGACGTGAATTGCCACCTGCGACCAATCGTATTTGGCCGCCGACAGCACATCCGAAGCGCCAATGTCGAGCGTATCGTACCCGCTGTAGCGCTGGTACGTGCTGTTTTCGGCATAGCTCAACGGGATTACAATTTCATAGCCACCCGTCGAATCCGTGCGGATGTTGCCGCGCTTCTTCAGAACGGTCAGCAATCCGTTGTTGGCGGTGACGTTGTCCACAACCTTGCGGTAATGCTTCCGCATGGTCGTCGTAACCATTTCAGTGAACGTTGCGTTAGGCGATGCCATGTTGGCCCCCTATTCAGGCGCGGTTTTTGCGCCAAATTGCCCTCAGGTCCGCGTCAATGTCGCCCGGCGCGGACGATTGCACGGCCCCCGTTACGTTGACGCCTGCGGCCGACCGGGCCTTTGCGGCGGCGGCTTTCGCGGCCTCCACGCGGGCTAATTCGTCCGCCTTGCGCTTGGCTTCAACTTCGGCGGCGAGCCGTTTCGACCGGGCCTCCGGGTTCGCCCACACAGCGGCCTCAAACGCTTTCTTCAAAAGCTCTTGCGGCGGCAAATTGGGCTCCCGAGCCTGGATCGCCGGCACCAGTGCGGCCATGTCATGCTCAAGCTCTGCTGCGTCTGGATTTTCTGCGTAAAATTGCTCGATCACCCCGACAACATTGGATTGCGCGGCCTGTGCGGCGGCGTTTTCCTGCTGACGTGTGAGGTTCGCGAGCCTCGCTTCCGCTTGCGCGGCCCGTGCTTCTGCGGCGGCAAGCTCTCGGCTTGGCGGCGCTTCTGCGGGGTCCCATATCTCACCCAGATCGACGCCGTACATGCGCGCGAGGCTTTTGATCATGTTTGCGGGGTCCGTATCCAAGGCACGGGCGCCGGCAAGCAGTCGATCCAAAAAGCCCGGCACATCGCCGGCACTTGCTGCTGTGAGATAATCCCTATGCGCGCCGAGCGTCTCGCGTATCGGCGCGTATTCACTGTTAAGGCGGCCCGTCGCGGACCGCAGCTCGTGCAGCTCTTTCTCGCGTGACGCGACGTATTCCTGCACCTGCGGCGGGAGCTTCCCGAACTCGGCCTTCATATCATTGCGCCACGCGCGGGGCGCTTCTATCGCTGGCGCTTTGGGCTCACTTTCAACCGCTTCATCCGGGGCGGCAGGCTTCTCCGGATCGCCCTTCGGCGCCGCATCAACCTCCCCCTTTTTTTCAGCACCTGGGGGCGCTGTATTCGCCTCAGCGTCGTCTACGCCGTTCGCGTACCTGCCGCTTTCGTCGCGCTGCTGATTGTGCTTGCGCCAGATCGCGGACATATCGTCCCGCAGCCCGTCCGGCTCTTGATAATCGCGCGCGTCTGAGGCTGGCGCTGCGGGCTGTTCTGGCGTTTGGGCATGCGTGATCGGCGCGGCGGCCTCAGGGGCGGCGGCGCTGGCTGTATCGAGCAATGGTCTCTCCGGGTTAGACGATCAATTCGCGGCCGTGGACGCCGTGCTTTTTGGCAAACCGCTTGTTCTTCAGCCCCCGCGTCCTGGCGCCCTTTTCGGGGCGCTTTGGCGGGTCGGCTTCAACGCAATTGTTGCTTTCGAGGTCATAACGCCGCCACGAGCGCGACGTGATCGGGCGCCCATCGATTGGTGACAGATATTCAGGGATGTCCCGCATCACCATCGGCGCGCGTATTTGGCTTTCATCGTGCGCCAATTCGTTGTGGCTCAGCATCGGCATGCCGTCCAGGTCAACCATCCGGCCGGATGCCGCATCATATCGGTAGCGTTGCCTCATGGCGCCGCCCCTTGCTGGCTGTCCGATGCCATCTTGGCCATGCGTGCCGTCGCCTCAATGCCGGTCATCTCGCGCTTTGTCTCGATGTCGAAGATCTTCGCCTGCCGGTCCATTTCCATGGCGTCGCGCTTCAAGGCCAACTCTGCTCGCGCCTTCTCGATTTCGATGGCCGCCAATTCCTGCCGCACCTGCAAGTCAAGGCGCTTCAACTCCATGTCCGCCTGTTTCAGCTCCATCTCGACGGCCGCCTTGCGCTCAGCAATCTGCATTTCAGCCGCCCGCTTTTCAGCCTCTGCGGCGGCCTGCATCTGCAGGCGCTGCTGTTCCGCCTGGAGCTTCATTTGTTCCGGGTCCGGCTTTTCCGGCTCCGGCTGCGATGCGCCGTCGATCATCTGATCGAGCGCGTCTTCCGCGGATTTGCCGAGCTTGAAATGCCGCGCAAAGGCCGCGTAAATCTGCACAATCGCGGCCTTGCTGTTCGGCTGCATTTGCATGATCGGCCCCATCGCGCTCGCGTATTGCGCGGTTCCTTGCAAAAACAGCGACATTTGCTCTTGGCTTCGGGCCAGATCCGCGCGCACCGTCGAATCCGTCTCCACGTCGACCCGAAAGGCGCGCATCATGTCCGAGCGCATCAGCTGCTCGGCTTCGGGCGACAGATCGACACCCGTCATCGCGACGATATTCTCCCTCGTGAAGTGGTTCGCGATAATTTCGACTTTCATGCGGAACAGCTGCCGGCACACGTCAGCCGCCATGCGCTGGCGCTGGCTCAACCGGGTTGAGCCCTGTTGCGCCTTCATCTGTTGCGCGCCGAGCGTTTCGTTGGGGTTTGTCGCGCCGCGAAGCACGTCCGACAACCCCGTGATTTCGTAGATCGTCTGCTTGATCTGGTCGCGCTGAATGTAGAGCTGCTGTAGCGCCGCGATAATCTCTGCGAGCGGCCAATGTGCAATCGCCTTTTCAAGCCCGCCTGCGCCTTGGGCGAACATCGTCGCATCTTCGGCCGGTTCGTATTGGCCATCCTCGCAAAAGCGCAGCCGATCCAGATCCGCGCCGAGCCGCTTGTCGTATAGCCCGCGCACCCGCAATTGCCCGACCAGCGCCCGAATGCGCCGCGTCACCGCGTCAAGCTCAGAGACCTGCGTCTTGTAAATCTCATACGGAACAATCGGGGTCAGATCGTTGCGGCGCCGCAGAGGCTGTGCAGGCTTCGGGATCGGGAAAAACTGCTCCAGCTGCAACGGGTCGTCGGCAACACTCAAAAACTCATCCTTGTCCTGCGGCGCCACCCAATAGACGCGGCGTGTCGCCTTGTCCCAGATCTCCCACGCCTTGACGGTCTTATAGACGCCAGACGCGGACTTTTCGTCGTCTTCGCCGCGCCCCTCGCCTTCCCCAGCCTCGAATGACAGATCTTTGATGCGGCCATCATCAAGGCCAAGCTGGCGCAAGTCATCGTCCGTAAGGTCATGGCAAAACGCGACCCACGGCACAGCGTCCCAATGGCGGGCCGGACCGTGTAGCCACTTCGACCATGTGACGTGCTCGCACGTCACCTCCTGATAACCGACAGCATCATATTCCGCGCCGTCAGGCCCCGTTTGCGTTTCGACGCGCGGCTTGTACCGCACGCGAGGCACGCCCCGGCCTGCCAGTTCTGCGTCGCGCACAACCTCGATCATCGTGCCGTCGAAATCATACTGATCGACGCTGAAGCTCAACGCGCGCTCCAGCGCGTCAACAACCTGCTTCGCGGCCGGGTCGGCATCACCAAACCGTCGCCGAATATCGGGTACAGGCGTGCTATTGTAGAGCGACGGGACGGTTATCTCAATGTTGCTGTGCAAAATGTTAAAGGCCGGCACAGCGCCGTCCTCAGTCTCGCGCCCCTCATAGATGGCAATAGCGCGCTCTGCCGCCTCGTGCCACTCGTGCTGATCCTTCTCGGCGCGTTTGATCTTCTTCAGCCAAAGACCAGGCGGCTTGTCTCCATGACGCAATGCGTCCTTATCCGAGACGATTTCGCCCTTGGTATTGTCAGCCATACAGCCGTTGCGCCTTTTTGCGTTTGCGCGCCTCGATGATCTCGCGCACGCTCATGTTGCTGTGTATTCTTCCATCGGCCCCCGCCTCAAGCACGTGATGCGTCGGGCGGCCCGCTGGCTTCTCAGGCTGCATTGCTTTCCAGGCCATCGCCAGATAGCGAAATGCGTCTGCGGCATGCGAGGTCCAGTCGTGGCGCGGATTGTTTTTGAAGACCTTCGACTTTTCGTCGAACTCCGCCCGGTACTGCCGGAGCGCCTCCAGCCCTTGCCGGCAATTCATCTCATCGAACCAAAGCTGGCTGAAGCTCACCCGCGCCGCGTTAATGCCGTCCATAACCTGATGTGCTGGGACAAGCGCCACGTCGCACCCGAGCGCGCCAAGCGTTTCAACGCGCGTGCGGCCCGTGCCAAGCTCCCTAGCTTTCGCGTCGTGCGGCACCCACACCTTGCCAGAATAGCCGCGCGACTTCAGGACGCTAACGTAATGCGCAAGCGGCTGGCTGTGGTTCTCGTAATAATCGACAACGCGGACACCATCGGGGGCCACCTGCCAGCACCAAATCGCGGTGCTATCCCCTATGCCGAGATCCCAGCTTGTATGCACGGGCAATGATGGATCGGCGGCGACGCGGGCGATTCTGCCCGCCTGTTCCGCAGCCGCGATCTCTTTGCCGTAGTAGGCACCGACAACAGCCGCGTCGAACGAGCATTCCATTTCCTGCTCGAACTGCTCAGGCGTCAGTTCCGCGCGAATTGCCGCCACCTCCTCATCATCGATCAGGCCGCTTTCGCTAGCCCGTAGAACGATTTCATACCATTCGCGCGGGTTTTCCTTCGCGCGCTGCCAGACTTGCCAAAAATCATTCCGGCCCTTCGGCGTGCCGATGAACACGGCCCAACCTTTGCGGTCGGCAAGCATTGGCCGGATGACCTCCGGCCACGCGGCTGGGTGCATGTCCCCGTACTCGTCAAGGATAACGCCGTCAAAATACCCGCCCCGCATCCGGTCGTAATTGTCGGCCCCGTATACCCGGATGCGCGCACCGTTGTGCGGCAGGTCAATCCGCAACTCGCCTTCGTTTATTTCGACGCCTTCAATGGGGAGCGTGAAGCGCTTCAGGTACGTCCACGCTGCGTCCTTAGCCTGCACATAGTACGGGGCAACGTAGCCGAATCGCCCGTCACGCCCTTTGAACGCTGACGCCCGCGCCAGCAGATCCATAACGCACGCGACCGTCTTCCCCGCACGCCTATGGGCGACAAGGCACGCCCAACGCTGCCTGCGGCGATGGAACGGGACGAACTGCTCGCGCGGCCTGTAGCCAAGATCGACAACGCGGTAGCTCCGGCCATCAATCGTTGTCGTCTGCATCGTCTGCAGCTAGAGGCACGCCCATATAATAGACGGGCGGGAGCGGGTTTTCCTGATCGTTTGACAGCGGCTGTGTCGCCTTGCCGTAACCCCTATCCAGCAATTCACGGATTGCCGACACACGGGACGCCTCATTGTCTGAGGACCGCATAATCTTCACGAGCGCTTCGATAGCTTCCGCGCCGTGCTTTTGTGCCAACTCCTTGATTTCGCGCGTCGCCTTGTTCGGGGTGCCTTTTTGGCGCCCCCCGCGTCGCTCTCCTGGCTTTGATCCTCTTGGCATTGCTAAAAAATGCTACCTTAGCGGTTGTTATTGGCAGAATGCACCAATAGCTAGCGGGACGGCATTAGGCCGCTAGCGCGCGGCCATGCTGTGCGGCCCACCGCTTCAACGCTTCTGATCTATGCTGCTCTGCTATGGCGCGGGGCTCATGCTGGTTGCTGAGAGGCAACGCGGTCTCGATCTGCGGCACCAGTGCGTCAGGGGCGTCCCCCGGCCGGCGGCGCCACGTGCGGAACCCGAGCCAATTGAACACGGCGCCAAGGCTCGTGCTCAGCAGGGCAAGGTAAGCGCCAATGCCGATGTTGGCCCATGCGATGGCCGACGCGGTCGGGGCAAGCGATCCAGTCGCAGCCGTGGCAAAGAGCATGGACTGGTTCACCGCGATGCTGTCGCCCTTCTCGGTGCCGGCGGATTTCTCACGGAGCGCGACAAGAACCTTTTTTGTCGCTGCGATCTGCTTGCGGAGATCTGCGGACTCTTCGGCAATGGCGATCTTGGCTTTCAGATCAAGACATTTCGGGCCGCACCCGCCGCGCTTGGACTCTGCTTCGGCCTGGGCACGGAGCGCGTCGGCAGTGACGCTTGCCGTCCAGGCGTTTGTCTTCTCAAGTTCCGCGAGGCGGGCTTCCCACATAGCGATGCTGCGCTTGTTCTCGGCTACGCTGTCGCGAGCGTCGTCATAGCGGGCGGTCTGAATGCTGGCCTGCTCGATGTTGTGGGCGCGGTGCCCGGTGCCGAACGCGACGTGCGAAGCGTACTCCCCGAATGCTGCCAGCACAAAGACGAGGCCGAGCGCTGCGGCTACCGATTTCTCACCGGCGGCCCATGCGGCATCGACGAAAGACAGCAGGATCGCCACGGCTACCGTGAGGCCGGCGAGCAAAGCTGCAAGCACGATGCAGGCGAACGTGCTGTCGCCTCCGAATTTCCAGCCCGCTGCGGCGGACATGGCGGCTGCGAGAACGGTGAACACACCTCCGAGGCCGCGCGCGGCTTTCTGGAGATCCTCGATTGTTTTGATGCCGTGCATGGCGCGGAGCCTTTTGCTATCGACGCGCACAAACGCGAAAAGGCGGCGCTCTGGGGAGGCCGCCTTGACGCACGTATTCGTATTATGGCTGATTTGCCATTATTTGGTTTCCATGTCAAGGGGGTTACGGTTCGCCTGAGCGCTTCATCCCGTAGTGCAATTCTAGCGCCCGGAGGATCATCCGTAGCCTAGCCCAAAACCGTGCCAGCGCAGTTTCCGTCCTCCCGCCGCCACCGAGCGTCACGACGCGTTCCCCGGCCAAAAACAACGCCAGAAACTCCGCGTTTCCCCTGCCGATCTTGTCCACCGCCTGCTTGTGAAGCACGTAGTAGTCCACCATGCGCGCCCCGCTATCGTCGTAGGCGAGTTGGCCAATTGGCGTGCCTTCCGCGATGTGTTGGCCATAGGACTGCGTTACCGTAGAGCGGCTGGCCAGCTCCATGTGGCGCTCGTATCGGAGCCCCGCCTCCCGCTCCCCTTCAGTGATGTTGCCCCGGTCGCACGCTGAGACAAACCGAGACACCTGCCGGGCAGGCTTGACCGTGCCCGCCCGTTTGTCGTGGTGCAGCGGCTCCCACGTGTCTCCAGCGTGGCGGGCTCGTTCGAGTGTTGGCGCGATGTGGTCCATGTGTGCTCATGATGTTTGACGCGCGCACTGTCAGTTCCTGGACGCCATAACGGCTGCCGCGATCAACGCTAGGCATGCGATGACGCCTAAGGCGGTGATGACGGCTGCATTCATCAGGCCGCCACCTCCCGGCTGATGGCCCTGACCCGCTTGCGCTCGGGAAGCGGCGGCGCTTTGTCCGTGCTGCACAGCGCGATCACGTCGGTGCAATGCATCATCATCCCTGTTTTGCCCGACGCAATGCACCCCTCTGCGTATTCCCGAATTGCCTTGCGCTTTGCTTCATCCATTTTTCCGCCTCTCGTTTTGCTTGCCCGTGGACCCGTTTGCGTTTGCTGGCGTCCAGGCGGTGCACCTTCTCGATCTTCCCGCCCTTGACCCGGTAGCCGTCAATTCTTGCTGCCATTCGTGCGCATCCGTTCGTTCGCGGCCTCGCACTCAACAAGCGCCCTCATGGAGGCCAATTCGAGCTGGTCCGTTTTGCGCCAGCAGCTTT